TTCATCCATCCCAGCTCTGCGACAAGCTTTATAAACTTCGTTGGCTGCAATAGCCCAGAAATCAAGCTTTGTTAGCGGTGTTTCTTTAGTAGTGCGCTTCCGCTTTACTGGTTTCTTACTTACGCGCTTTCGCGTTGCCATTTCTGACCCCTCTCGCTAGGGCCAATTCTAGCTGAGACTCCATTTTATCAAGGCGCGACACTATTGGAATGTTCTCCAATTTAATTATGTAGCGAAGGCCAGCAATCAGTAAAGCAATTGATCCTAAGACTGAAGCAACTAGGGTTGCTAATTCAGCTGCAACCATTACCGGACTTTGCCGTAGCGCTCGTAGTTAGGGTTAAGCCAGTTAATAATGCTAGGCAAGACTGAGACTAGAGCGGCATTGGCAATTGCATTGACATCTAGGCCGACCGCTAGGTAAGTCGCTAGGGCTGTTGCTAGGAAGGTCTTGGCCCAGCTCTCGGCTGCTTTCTTTAGATCGTTCATTAGTTTCTCCTTCGAGGTTAAACCATTTGCCATCTGTGTCTCCCAAGCTAGTAAAGGATATATGAAAGTGACTACGATGAGGATTAGCCCCGTTGTATTTACGGCGCTTCCAGCCCAGTATTGGGCTCATAATCTTTCCATCGTAGATTATGTATTTAATTCGCTTATCGCCCTTTTTGGCGCATTTACGAATCTTCTCCACCAGAGCATAAGCTTCTTCCTTATGTGCCGATAAATCAGAATCTATATCTATAGCTCTGACGATTCCTCTTGCGTCTGGTATATGGTCAGAATTGCCTTTTGCAAGATGCCGAGCATCAGCCACCCAGCCATCAGACTTCCTATCGCGATCAGGATAATCATCATCTATCTGCTCCCTGAGCTGCTGGCCTGCCTTGCAAAGTTTCGCCATATTCCTACGAGATTGTGCCGTTTTCTGAATCAGGGTTTAGATAACGCTGATAGTCTGAATTGCTTGGGTCGATCGGAACGAAAGATATAGTGCCATCTTCAGAAATCATTTCTATGTAATCTTGACCTAATTCATTGGTTTTTTTTGTATATTTTATAGTCATTTTATAACTCCGCGCTTGCAACGAAATGGAAATACCACTCTAAACTTGAAGTGGCATCTGTTGTAAAAACTGTAATAGTTCCATCTGACCCAGTTTGTGTCCCTACTGATTTATTGGCCGCACCTCTAAAACACTTAGCAGAATTGCCAGAGCCATCATAAATGGTAAGAGTTGGTGCTATTCTCATTGTTACAGGTAATTTGACGCTTGTTCCCAAAGTTCCAGTTCCAGCAGTTCCGACCCAATTCCAAATTACTCCATCGGTTGTTGCCGTTCCTGGCGCAGTAGATTGTAGGTAAGACTTTTGAAAATACCTCTGGCAAGCGGCTAACTCGCCTTGAAGTGTGCCAGTTGCAGTTTGGAAGGCGGTGGCTACTGAGCCTGCCTCTACTTGAACGCCCCATAGGTCTAGCGTTTGGGCAGTGCTGGCTTTTAAACCAAAAATGATACCTAAAAAATCACCATTAGTAATTGTTTTACCTGAAATAGATGCCACATTGAAAGTAAATGAATAACGAGTCCAAGCGCTAGATAGAGTTACAGCAGATGAATCATTATTAACAACCGCAGATGGACTCCCAGTTGCTCCAAAATTTTGTTGAACTCTAACAAAACGCAAAGCATCTGTTGTTATACTTGATTTAGCGTAAAAAGATACAGTTATGGTTTGCCCCGCAAAAGTGCGCACATTTTCAATTCTTTGTTGCAATCTACAATCAGAATCAGTTGCATCAGCAGTAACAGAAGCAAAAAATTGACTTTCATAACCTGCAACAGGAGCAGCGCCAGCAGTAAAAGAAGATTGAGCCACATCTACTGTTGAATTAACTGAAGTTACAGCCCACCTATCAGAGGTGCAAGCATTTGTTGCGAGATTTGTGAAAGTTGTTCCGCGTTGCCAAATGTTAAAATCACCATTGATAATCTTATTCTTACCAGCCGCATAATTACCCTGCCAACGAAGTCCAGTAGTAGCGGCACTATCCGCGACCAGTGTTTCGCCGTTATTTCCAACTGCTAGGCGAGCTGGTGTGTCTGCTGCTGATGCAGCAATAAGATCACCTTTAGCATCTACTATTGCATTTTGAATAGCATTGGCATCATCGGTAGTGACCCAGCTGTAATCAAGGTCGGTATTGGAAGCTTTGCTTAATACCTGTCCAGTTGTCCCACCCTTGAGATCAACTAGCGAGGTATCAATTCCATTACCTAAAGTCCTGATGGCAGCTGCGCCATCTTTAACTAGGTCTGTATCAGCTGGGGTTGTCCAGCCGAAGTTTGATGTTGTCGGCATTAACTAATCACTCCAATCGCGTCTTGCCATTGTAAGGTATTGAGCACACTATTCCAGCTTTCTGCTGGATTGACTTGCTCCCAACGCTGCCAGTATCCCGAGTAACTGAGCGGCGAAAGGATAAAAGTAAGGGTTACGGCATTAAATCCAGCCTGAATCGTCCATCCCTCTACATAACCCTGATAGGGCGTTGAAGAGATAGGTTCAGGTAAATCGGTTATTTCCATCGGTTGGCCTATGAATATATCGATTAAAGCGTCTCGGTCGGTATCCGATAATTCTGTATTGCCAAGTGGATATGAGATTGAGTCCAAAATACCTCGAGGATAGGAACGCAGTAAAATCAATCTTTCGGCAAAAGCCTCAGCGTCAGCATTAAGCTCCAAAGTGGTATCTATAATCTCAGCATATTTACCGAATTCATTTATTGAATCTGTGTCTGATTCTGTAACTGTCTGGCCGTTCTTATAGATAACTGTTACATAGTTTCGCATATCGCCTGAACGAGTGACTGCTCTTATGCCTACGCCAAAAGCTTCGTTGGCGCTTAACTGTGTAAATCCATTGGCCAATAAATAATCTTGTCTGTGATCCTGATTATCGTAGGCAATACGCCCAAGGTCATCTTCGTAAATAGTGCCTAAAGCTGAATTAGCTAGTTGAGCCACATAAGTATAAGCATTAACGGCATCAGCTGATCTTGCGACCATTTCATAAATTCCAGTATCGATTTCGCCGAGTCCGATATTTCCAGCATCATTCCAAGTATCGGTAATAGGTGTGTAATTAGCCCAAGTAATTTCAGCTGGAACCTCGAACCAATCTTGAGCAACTACATCTGAGACGATTTCATAAATTTGAGCGCCTTCATCATCTTTGGCTAAAGCCCCATCCCAAGTGGCTCGAGATAAACGGCTTAATGAACCAAGCGCGGTTATATTGTAACTGAGCACTTTACTTGTTGAGCCAGCACTCGCTACTGATACGCCAACATCAGAAATGAAACCGCCATAGATACCAACATAATTACCAGCTGAATTTGTTAAATTAATTAAAATCTGATGACCGACTTCAATACTAAAATCATTTTGGACTACATCAACTAGCTGCACATTGCAATACCCAGCAACGGGCTGCTCATAAATACTGCTTCGGCCTCGGCTGATTGTTAGATTGGCTAAGGTGCTATCTGAGTAATCAACCCCATCAATTAAAATCTGCCATTGGGGATTCCAAAGGCTCATACATTTACCAACGCGCCAGCTCCGAGAGTCCCTCGGTAAGCTGAATTATTGAGAATTGAAATAATCTGTCTAGCAGTAGATTCTGGGTCGATAGCCCCAGACACATTAATATTTATTGTGCTGCCACCCATTGCGTTATTAGGGACAATAGATCCGCTAGTATTAGGAACGAATAATTCTGGGCCGCGCTCGCCTACCATATAAGCAGTCCCTTGAGTTACTCTCCACCTGTGGCTCGTCCGCCTCCGAAGATTCTATCTATAACCCCAGAGATACCAGAGATAATGGGATTGTCTCGGACATAATTAACGAATTGTCTTATCTTAGATAAAACATCATCTAGGAAATCAACTAGACGAGCAAAGTTATTAATTAGATTTGATATTAAACTTCCTACGACTCTAAGAGCTGCACCCAATACATCTCCTATTGCAGGAGCTACAAAATCGCGAACAAAGTTAGCTATTGTCCGCAGTAAATTATAAAAGGGCTGCAATTCTTCCTGATTATTTCTAAAGGCATTGCCTACGGCGGATACTGCTCGAACTAGTCCATCAAAGACTGGGCCTAAGACATTGCTAATTATTGGCGCTAAATAATCTCTAATAAATGCCCAAAGAGATTGAAAAGCTGGTAGCAATATATCTCGGACTACGATTCCAGCGCGATCTAATACATCCCTAAAAATTGGACCTAATACTGTAGATAAACGCTCAAAAGCTGGAACTATATTATTGCTCATAATATTTAGCAAAGGTGTAAGAGCTTGAAGAATATAAACGCCTACTGTCTCCTTAGCTTCATCAAAAGCAATATTTAATCTTTGCATTTGTCCAGCGTAAGTATTGGCTTGGACTGTAGCTTGTCCGCCAAAAGTATTAGCCAGAGACTTAGTAACCTCTTCGAAGGTCATCGACTTTAATTCAGCTTGAGATAAACCAACACCTAGACGGCTAAGGGCGGTGTTATTGCCATCGTAGGCTCTAGCCAAAGCAGCTGATATTGCCTCTAAGGATTTACCAGTTCCAGCGGCTATATCAAGAGCAAGATTATTCAATTTTTGCGCTTCAGTAACATCATTGGTAGCTCGCGCTAGTCGCTCTAAGCTTGGTCTTAATTGATCATCAGCAACACCAGTAGCCAACGCCGTTTTCAGAATATATGCCTCAGTTTGAGCAATTGTTGCTCTAGTAGCTCCAGCGACATTCTCTAAAGTTGTAGCCAATCGAGCTTGAGCTGCTTCATCTTCTATTGCAGCCTTTACGCCATCGACTGCTAATTTAGTGGCATAAGCCGCTGCTGCAGTTGCCGCTACCGCAAAAGCTGCAGCTGCCTTCTTGCCGAAATCCCCTACCTTAGTTGCAAAGCCATCAACCTCTTGAGCGCCAGATGAAAGCTTTTTTCTTAAATCATCAACATCAGCAAGGATAGATAATTTTAAAGTTCTAGAGGTAGCCATCAAAATTTACTCACAATCTTGCCAAAAGCTTCTTCCCATTGCCTTATGAGGTAAGGCTGGATTTCTCTTAAAGTTGGGTAAATAAAATAGCCAGCATTGCCTTTAGCTTTGCGCGGAGTCCGCTTTGGAAATTGCTTAAATCTATTAGATCCAAATTCCATACCAGCCCAAAGAGTTTGAGTCGTTGCGCCGCCGCTAAATTTCTGGCTTGCAAAACCGTAGGAGAATTCGCCAATCTTGGATGACTTAGAAATTCTTACCCCATCAGCAATTCGTTTAGCAGCTTTGCCTGAGACAATTCTGCGACCAGCGGCAACTTTGATTCTATCGGCTGCATAGGTAGCCAATGCTGATGATTCTTGTCTAGCTTGGTCAATAGATTCTGCATCCATTGCTTTAAATGCACTAGTGATTCGCCTGACCTCGGCTCGGTCATAAGCAATTGTGCTATCTGCCATTTGACCTCTCCTTTAATATGTCCAGCGCCGTCAAAACATCTTCCGCCTCAACCCATTCCCTCATCGGAATCTGAGTGGCAATTGCCAGCTCAACTAGGAGGCGGCTTATGCTTCCGACTGGGTGGCTTTTGGGTCTGCGGCTACTGTCTCAATATCTGCGACTGTATCCATCCAGACTTCAAAAGATTTAACTGGCTTTCCAGCTGCTTCGCGTTTCATTGCGTTGTATGCCAGAAACATTATGTCCCAGACACCTCCAAGCTCGCTGATATTTTTACCAGTTGTCTTTTCCCACTTAGCGAACTCAGGCGGCCCAGCATAAAAATTTGCTGACTCGCCCGAGTTATAAGTTATATTTATTTGTGATTTCATAGCTCCCGATGCTCCGATCTCTTAGCTGAAGGTCTCTGTTGGTGTTCCAATGACTGTCATCGTCCAAGTGTCAGTAAGCGCTCCCGGGGCAGCTCCTCCAGCAGTTGGGAAGATTGGCAATACTGTGAAAGCAAATACTGCCCCAGTTATTGCAGTAAATGAAACGCTAAGTGCTGTGTTTGGTGCAGATTCTGCATCTGCCCACATTGCTTCGAATAGTGAGCTTGCAGCTCCCCAATCTTGTAGCAATTCAATTGTAAATGTCCATTGCTTATCAACGGACTTATAAGCGCGACCATCAAGGGTTTGATAGGTCTCGATAATTGTTTCGCAGCTTAATACCGCGCTGGTTGCTTGGGCGTCGTAGCTAGCGCTATCGAGTGTGAAGGTCACATCGCGCCCAGTTATTACTGTTGTTGGCATTTGGGTCTCCTATGCGGTTTGCTCGTAGCGGACGCTCAAGCGTATATCTGAAACTAGCAGGGTAGTAGTTCCTACTTCCGTTACCGAAGGTC